ATATTATTAATAAAATCACCAACCATATTAACTAATGGTGTACTAACATCAATATTACATAAACCAGTTACATCTTGGGTACCAGCTCCAAATATAATTTTCATAAATCCATTATCAGTATATTCCGTAATAAATTTATTACCCTTAGTTAATCTAATGTATTTACCAGCTTTAATACTTGGATTGTCAGCATTGATTGTACCATCTGGAATAAATAATGTATCTTGTGCCAATGCATCTACTTCATACCATTTTAAATCTAAATCATTAAATACATTATCAGGTGGTGCACCAACATAACTTGTACCATCTAAAAATACAATAGATTCAACTGATACTACATCATTTTCTGGTAATATAACAGTAAAAAATGGTCTAATATCATTAATTGTTGTTACTCTACTATAAATTTTAGTATTACCATTAACTACCATTTCTCTTTTAGTGATAGTATAGTTAACTATTTTATTATCAGCATTAAAGTTTGGTATTATTGTTCTATTTGGGATACCGCCTTCAGTAAATGGTTGTGAAAAATCACATGTATGTAATAACTCAAATACTTTACCAGCACCACTAACTTGTGCACCACTAAGTAACTTTGGGTAATAACTTGAATCAGGTGCATCACCTCTAACTGGTATAATCACTGAAAAATCACATATTGACGCTGATGGTCTTAAGTGCGGTATTTTCAAACCAAAAGTTCTAGCCATTGACATAACTGATGACCTTTCTTGTGCATAATCAATTACTAACTCTTGAGCCATTCTATTGGTATGAGTCATTAATAAATCAGCTGTACCAGCCATTGTATCAAATAACATCGATGCAACTGTGACATCTGTTGTATTTTTTAAGTCTGGATAGTATTGTTTAACGAAGTTAAATAATTCTTTTCGAATATCTTCAAAGTTACTAGCACTATAATTTAATCTATTTGACATATTATATATTAATTTTTAATTGGTATTGTTAATTCTGATGATTGGTTATAAGTACCATCTGTAGTAGTATATTTTATAGTCACTATAACCATATGTTCATCTAAATTGGTTTCATCAATAATGATGTCATCAACTTGTAAATTTGGTATAAATTTTTTAACCGTATCATTAATCTCTAATTTCAAATCTGAAAAAGTTTTATTAATCATTGGTTCAAATAAATATTTGATTAAATCGGTACCAAAATTAGGCATCATAAAACGTTCACCCTTATTAGTCAGTAATAAATGCATAAGATTAGCTCTTATCTCATCGGCATCCGTAACAGTCATGTCTAAATAATATCCCTTTGCGCTATCGACAAATGGAAAATTAATCCCTATATTGTTCATAAGTATTTATTTATAAATAAATATAATAATAAAACTTTTTTAATTTTAAATAGTAAAATAAAAAAGGGGAGTTAATACTCCCCTTACACTCATCATTATAGTATTTTATGCACTACAACCAAAACATTCAAATTGACTATCTTTTGGTTTCTCAACTACATTTACCTTAGACGATGCTAATTTACTATTTGCCTCTAATTTAGATTTAGTTCTAGTATAGTAAACACCAGTCTTTAATCCACCTTTCCAAGCATACATTAATGCTGAAGAAATCTTAGCGTATTTAGCTTCTGAATGGTAAACATTCAATGATTGAGATTGGTCAACATACTTATTTCTAATAATTGCTAAATCCAATAAAGCTCTTTGTGGAATCTCCCATACATCTTTATATCTATATCTAACATCTTGAGGTATTTCCATAATACTTTGAACACTACCTTGATTAGTAATAAGTTTATCGATAACTTCTGGTGTCCATAAGTTTAAATCAATTAACTCATTAACTAAGTATTTGTTTACTACTAAGAACTCTCCTTGACCAACTCTTCTTGTGAATAAGTTAGCTGTAGCTGGTTCAAATGATTCAAATACACTCAATAGAATTGCTGAAGATGCTGTAGGCATGAATCCTAATCCTAAACTATTTAACATTGGAATTGGTTGACCTTCTGGTAGTGGTGACCATCCTTCAATATATGTTTCACCTTTAGAATATGGACTACCTTCCCAAGCTGGATAATTTTGACCTTTCTCAATAGCTAATCTCATTGATTCCTCAACGAATGCTTTGTACATTGTCTCAGCGATATCTTTATTCCATTGTTTAGCCTCTTCAGATTCATAAGAAATCTTTTTCTTAGCAAAAAAGTCAGCCATACCAGCAACACCAATAGCTAATGCTCTTTGGTCCAATCCAGCAGCTTCACTCCAACTATCTGACCATTTATTTTTATCAATAACGCAGTTCAATGCTTTAGTTAAAACTTTAGTAGTTTTAGCAATAGTCTCTAATATACTATGCTCACTTAAGTTAATTGATGCTAATGTACATTGTGGTGTGTAGTTAGTTTTTGATGCTTGGAATATCTCAATGCATAAGTTACTTTGTTTGATTACACCGATGTTACGTTGCATATTACGTTTATTAGCGTTATCTTTGTACATAACATATGGTTTACCACTCTCAACCTCAGATTTAATGATTGAATCCCAAATCTGTTTAGCCTCAACTTTAGTACCTAAACCTAATTCTACCGCTTTGTAATACTCAGCTTCAAACTCTTCGCCATGTAATTCATATAACGGTGTTAAACCAGCTTTCTTAATATCATTAGGACAGAATAAATACCATTCACCATTTGCTTCTAATTGTCTCATGAATAAATCATTAACAATTACAGCTGTAAATAAATCTCTAGTTCTTAATTGCTCATCACCAATTGGTAAAGTCAATTCTAAGAAATCAAAGATATCTTTATGCCATACTGATAAGTATAATGCACAACTTCCAGAACGAGAACCTTGTTTGTAGAATCTCATCTTAGACTGAACCATATCAGCTAATCTAATTACACCACCAGCGTTACCGTTAAATGATGATACAATACTTTCTTTACTACGTAATGGGTCAATCAATAATCCAATACCAGAACCTTCCTTAGATGCAGCAGAAATCTTAGTTAATGTGTTTTCAATACCTTCAAAAGAATCATCTTCCAAATGTGTTAAGTTACAACTAATCATACCACCTCTATCTGGAACATCAGCATTTGTATATGTTGGTGTTGCAAAATTACCTCTTCTACTAGTTAACTCTTCAAGTAATTCTACTCTATCATCTTCAGAATTACTTAAGAACGATGATACACGCTTGTACATGCACGATGGTAACTCTAATGGTACCTTCTTATCATCTTTGATAGAATACTTCGTTAGAAACGTTGTAGCTGCAAAGAAGTCATATTTCAAATCAACTGGTTGTAATTCTTTACCAATCAGTTTAGATTGTCTTGATAATAAAATTCTACCACCTAGTAATGAATAGTCTGGGTGTTGAAGAATCTTATCTGCTGCTTTGAAAGCAATAATCTCATCTATTTCAGTAGTTGTGATATTATCATTAATCAATGGAATAACCTCTTGAAATAATAAATCTGTATCTACCTTTAATCCTTTAGCTTGCGTTTTAATTCTCGCCAAAATTTTATTTGGCGAGAACGCTTGTGTTGTTTTATCTCTTTTTACAATCTTCATATTATTTTTCATTTTAAAAATTAAAATTCTTCGTCAAACATTCCATCGATAGTAGATGGGATTTCAACTCTAGTATATTCACCATCTCTTTTCTCAAAGAAGTTATTCTTAGCGGATAAACCGATTCTAGCCATATAATCTAATGGATTGCTTACACCAAATTGTACTTCGCAACCAAAATCATTTAAAACTATATCTGTAACGTACTGAACATATTTAATCATATCTTGTTTTGTTAAACCTTGTAACCCATCTGGTAAACTTTCTTCAACAAAAACCTTTTCAGCTTCGTAACAACTAAGTATAATATCTCTCAATTCAGCTTTGGATAGTTTATACTCATCTTTCAAGTAGTTATTATACAAATTTAAAGCAAATTCGTAATGTGTAGTCTCATCTCTAAGAATTAACTCATTCATACTACCTAATCCTGACATTTTATTTCTACTTCTAAACCAGAATACACCAGAGAATACACTTGCGAATGAAATACCTTCAACACATGCAAATGCAACCAATCTGTGTGCAAATGATGGGTGTTGAATCCAATTCTCAGCCCAAGCTGCTTTCTTACCTACAGCTGGATTTGTTTCCATTGAATTGAATAATGCATCACGTTCGATTAAGTCTTTGATATATGTCTCGATTAATAGAGAATAACCATTTGCGTGAACTTGTTCAATAAATGCTTGATGTCCATAGAAATACTGTGCTTCTAATAACTCAACCTCATTCATGAAGTTTGTAGCTAAATTATCAATTACTAAACCATCTGATATTGCGAAAAACGCTAATATGTTTTTAAGATAAGTCTTTTCATTATCTTTTAATTCATCAAATCTATCTTTAGATAAATCAATTTCTTCAGCTACCCAAGTTTGCGCCTCAGCAACCTTGTAGTATTTCCATAAATCACTGTGTGAAATAGGGAAAATAGAGTACCTTTTCTTTACATCATTACTTTTTAAATACATAATTTTTTTATTATTTTTTTACTTTTAGTTATTGTGAAAACTTTTTTAGTTTATATAATAACTATCTGAAATTTAACCTAAATTTTAATACCAATATTAATTTTTTTTTAATTATCTGAATTACCCTCTCTAGCCTTCATTGCGGCATCCATTAATGAACTAACTTTATTCATAGCTTTAGCTTTATTATTGCTTTTTAAGTTACCAACACTAATTGCGTTATTACTTTTACCAGTCATTTCAATTTGGATTGTACCATTGTTAAAAACGATATCTTCAAATACTAATCCGTCTTTTCCAAATCTAGATTTTAATATAGCCATGTTAGCTGTACCATTCTCTTTTTGCTCAAGACTTTTTGCAATAGATACTATGAAGTGACCTATTTGACCTTTTTTAATTGACCCACCCATTTGGTCTGATTCAACAATTGTTGAACTAATCGCTGAACGATTACCTTGTACTGCTGTCCATCCAGCCATCTCAAATTCAGCTAACATTGATTCAAACTCACGCATCACTTGACCTTCACCTACGTTTACATCATCAACTTTCTTAGATGGTTGAACACAATCGATATAATCTAATAAGATAATATCTGGTTTAAATCCACTAGCAATTTGCTTTCTGATGTATTGTTTGATAGTTGTTATAGTTGTATCAGAACTAGGGAATTTTTTTAGTTTTAATTTACCCTTACTTTGTTTAACTTGTTCCAATACTTCTTTAACTTCCTCTTTACGTTCACCTAATTCACTTAGGTTGATTCCAGTCCAACATGCAATATGTTTTCTCTGGATTACTTTAGGCATGTCCTCGAAGAATATCTGTAATACGTTATATCCTTCGTTGTAAGCGTGGTTCGCTAGTTTAGTGAACATTGTGGTCTTACCGATACCGAAAGCCGCTAATATCACAGCTAACTCACCTTTAGATAAACCACCACCCATTATAGTATCCAATCCACTGATACCAGTTGGGATTGGATTTCTATAATCGTCTTCTAGAACATTATCAATGTTTTCGAATATCTCTACACTATCATCTTTATTATCACCCTTATCAAGTGCTTTTCTTAAAATGGTTTCGCAATCATCATATTCATCAAGCTTACCATTAGTGATGATAGTATCAATTTCTTTAACAGCTTTTTTAAGTTCTTGACGTTTGCAAAACTTCATTGCAGTTTCTTGAACATATAAAGTGTCATTTAGAGAGGCTTTTTCAATCTTAGCAAATTGACTATTAAAAAAGTTAACATCTACCTCTGTTGTAATTCTTTCAAACACCCTAGACTTAAGACTCCCCATATCTGGAATTGCTTCATGTTTATCATAAGCATTTTTAATCTCAGCAACAATTAATTTAAGATAATTATCTTTGAAATAACTTGGTTCTAAAATATCAATAATAGATGTACCAAATTTTCTATCAGTAAGTATCTGTAATATTAACCTTTGTTGGAAATCATCAGTTAGGTAACTTAAATCTTCTTTGTTAACTTTTGCCATAAATTTTTTCTTTTTTTAATTTTTAATTATAATTCAACACCAGAGTACTGTTTAGTCACTTTCTTAAGTGTAAAAGTACTTGTAATCGAATCGATAATTTGAGGAATAATTTTTCCGATATGTAAACCAGTTCTAGCATACGGATGGAAAACATTTCCAGAGAATACACTTCTAGCAACTACTTTCTCGTGCACTGCAATTTCGAAAGTATAATTGTGTTCAGTTTCGTATATATTTTTAGTATCATTTGGATTCGTATACGGATTATATGGATTATAGTTATTCCATGTAATGTTCTCACAAATCTTCTTTAAGAACGTTGGGATAATTCCCATTTTACCATACCCATTGTTAATACCAGTTAATTCATCCATTAACTCTTTTAACTCAAATGAACTTAATACATTCTTGTTAAATTCTCCACTTTTTTCTGAATCAATGCTAAAATACCTTTTGCATACGATATTGTCATTAGTGTAAAGTGTAAAGCTAAACTTTTGATTAGCATACTGCGGTTTTACAACCGTTTCTTTTTGATTTTCTGTAACCATTTTTATTTATTTATTTAATTAAACTATTATTTTTTATTTCTCTACCCATTAATTTTTTAAATGGCATAAAGTATTCTTCTATATTATACTTAATTTTATCTTGCATACCGTCATCTTTAGTATATCGATACACATTCTTGATATCTCTACCTTCTGGATTGATTGGTAAATCAATTAAATCGTTAACTCTGCTTATTGCATCTTCAGTTAATAAAGGTTTCTTTAAATTAACTAAAAGGTTGTTAATCTTATATAACTCATTACCTTGAACTCCATCAGTGATTCCATCGTAAATATTTGTTAATATCTGTAATGGTTTCTTTTTGTTAGCTATCCTTTCATCTTGTAATAACTTAGACTTATTAATAACTTGTTCAATGGTTAGTACTTCTTTACGCACTTCTGGGAAGTGTTTTAATAAAGTATCTTCACCTAATCGTTTAACACCCTTGATTGAATCACTATTATCACCACAAAGTACTTTCATTAACGCAGCATTTTCTAGTTTATACTTGAAATGTCTATTAAAGTTTTCCTTAGTAACATATGTTTTTAAATCACACATGTAGATTTTGACCTTATCATTAATTAGCTGACATAAGTCTCTATCACTTGTAATTATAGTAATTTTTTCATTCTCAAGTTTGTTATTACAAATATAGGCAATAAAATCGTCAGCCTCAACTATTTCATCCTCTAATTGACGAATAAATAATTCTTCTAGGTATTTTTTAATACGTATTTTCTGATTCAACTCATCTTTATCGATTGGCATGGTCCCATGCTCATAATCTTTACCACGACCACTTTTGTAATCTTTATACAATTCGTATCTTAATTTACCACTATACTTTCCATCCCAAAAAACATATACTCTATGGTATAAGTCTTCATCCATGACATTTCTTAATATTGTAATAAATTGGTAAAGACCCCCAATGTGTTGACCATTGGAGTTGTACTCATCTTTAGCCCCAAGAAAACCTCTTTTAAATAAACTGTTTCCATCGACTACTAGAGTGTTTAATTCATTTATATTATTACCATTGCGAGATGGTCTTTTATTTAACATTTTTTATTTTTTTAATTAATACTTCTTCTATATTCTCATTGTATTTGATAATAATTAAACTAATCTTATTCATATTACAATAATCTAATTTAATTTTATCACATTTTTGTTGTAATATGAATCTTTCTTCACCACCAAAATGTTCAACTGGTTTGTAATGTTGTATACCATTGTATTCAATACATATATTATAATCAGGTAGATAAAAATCAAATGGTAATTGTGAATCGTTTTTACAATCATTAAATTTATATTGTGGTATAAATTTAATTTGATTATTAATTAAGTAATTTCTTATTTTTTTTTCACCCCTAGATTCTCTACATATCGGACAACCACAACCTAATAAATGGTCGCTAGGTCTTTGTTCGAACTCACCATGAATTGGACACAAGATTTTTACTTTAGTAATTTTATTAACATAATTAACTTTAGAATAATCATACTTATCACCATGTATTAATTTAGAGTTATTAATAAATAAATCAATGTTAAATTTATTCTCTATAACACATTTTCTACATATATGTCCTTTGAAAATACCTTCTGCTGATTGTTCAAATTCACCATGTTTATAACATTTTAATTTTAACTTTTCTTTGTAACTAATGTACGATTCAATCGGTAAGTATAATTCACCATACATTGATTTTAATTTTTCTATAAATTCTAAATTATTTAATGATTTATTACATATTGTACAACCTTGTTTACTATTACAGTGTTTATCAGGTGTTTGTTTAAATTCACCATGTACTGGACATATAATTTTAACTTTAGTTTTACTATTAATATAATCAACTAAAGAATAATCATATATTTCACCATGTATAAGTTTACACTTCTCTATAAATGTACTAGTATTTAATTTAAACTTACCACTACATTTAGAGCATCCATAACCAGATAGATGGTCATTAGGTTTTTGTTCAAACTCACCATGAATAGGGCATGTAATTTTAACTTTAGTTTTACTATTAATATAATTAACTAAATCATAACCATATTTGTTACCATGAACGTTTTTTGATTTAAATACAAATGAATCACACATAATTTACTTTTATATATAAATATATCAATAATATTAAAAGTGTGGGAACCCCCTCTTAAAGAGAGCGTTCCCATCAACCACTAGAGTATTTATTTCTTTAACTATTTCACCATTTTTTGGTGGTCTTCTGTTCATATAGAACTATTTAATAATTAATACTAACCTCTTTTGTCTTCATCGTCAAGTTGACCTTCTTCTTCAGTAAAATCAATTGGTGTACTATAATCCACATTTAAAGAATCGTGAATAAATTGACGATTTGTTTTTTTGTACTCATCAAGTTCATCTGGATTTACATATCCATGTGGTGTTGAAGCTATCTCACCTTCTCTTTCGATACCAGTTACGTGATTTTTCTCACATTTGATTTTAGCCTTTGTACCATATTGGAAGTTGTGACCTAATGCTGTTGCTTTTAATTTAGTTGTACCATGTGTTAAAATACCACCGATATGTACAATGATTCTAGCATTAAAGAACATGAACTCACCACCTTTATGTTTAATAACAGTACCATTCATACTATCTAACCATATTTTCTGAACGCAGATAAATGTGTTAGTGAATTTACTATCAACATCTCTACTAGATGGAATTTTAAAGTTAACAATTGCTTGGAAATTATTCATTGCCCCAGCATTCCATAAGTTATTTGATGCGTTTGATGTTGCTGATTTGTAACAGTTAAGTGTACCGATTGAATCCCATAAGAAACATATGTCTCTATCTATTTGACCATCTTCTTGTTTCTGAATCATTTGACTAATGAATAAAGCCACGTCTTCAATAACTGGTTCCCCTCTTGTAGGTTTACTAGCCATTTTACTTTCTTGATGGTTATAATTTTTGTAACGATTATATAAATCTTTACTCTTAATTAATAAAAAATCATCAGGTTTATAAGTGATTTCACCAGTTGTTTCATCTACAACTTCTTTGTACTTAACCCCAACCTTCCTAGCGTGGTCATCATTCCAGTTACCTTCAGTTTCAATTACAATTGGGAAATCCCCAATCTTTTGTGCCCCAGCAATTGCTTCATAAAATGCAGTTGATTTACCAGTGTTAGAATAACCTCTAACTAAACTAAGATATCCTCTAGGAAATCCTGGTAACTTTAAAGCATCGTGCCAAGCTTTTGATAATGGAATCCATGTTAGGTCCTTATCTTTTGGTGCGCTATTAAATCCCTCAGATTCTAAGAACGAATCCAAGTCGAAATCCATTTTCTCGATTCCATTTTTTTTTGGTGCTACTTTTTTAGCCATATATTTAAATTTATTGATTACATTAGACCAAAAAGGTGACCGTAGTCACCTTTAAGTTTATTTGATTTAGAATGGTAAGTCATCATCCTCATCCTCATCATCAGTAGCAACCACTTTAGGTGCGACTTTTGCTTCAGTTTTCGGAGCAACTTTTGTTTCAACTTTTGAAGGAGCTTCAGTTGGAGTTGGTAATTCTTCATCCATATCAACTTCATCCTCAACACCATCACTTTCTTTTTCAGTTACTTTAGCAACCCATCTACCTTCTTCTTTATCCCAAGTAGGTGTTTCACCTTTAACGATAATAGCTAGGTAGTCATAGTTTCTTAAAGAATAAACATCTTCCCAAGTTCTTTTGTCAGATGTCCAAAGATTTAATTTCTCTTCATCCTCAGTTAATTTAGAAACATTTAATGCTGCTGAAATAGTAACAGCTGTACCAGTAGCATTTTTCTTAATAGTGATATTTAAATCTCTACCAGTTTCTGGTTCAGTGATATCGTGTTCTGCATTAACGATAGCATCCATGATTTTATCGTAAGAACCTTCTTTTTTGTAGTTATGCTTAATTCTCCAGAATTTAACACCATCAGCTTCATTATCTCTATCGATAACTTTAACGATGTAAAACTTTCTAGCTGAATAATCTTTAGCTAACTCTTTTTCTTCTTCTGTACCACCAGCAAGCAATGCTTCTCTAGCTTGACAGAAAGGGCATTCTTCATTTTTCTCATGTTTTAAACAAGGAAAAGTTTTCCACTCCCCATTAACTTTTTTAGTGTGCCCATACATCACACCGAAAGATGTTTTCTTACCTTCTTCTGGTGGTAAGATTCTAATCTTTTTCTTTAACTCTTCTACCCCTTTAGGTAATCCAGTGTTAAAGTAATTTTTCAAGTCATACTTGTTGTCTGACTTTTTAGTACCGCCAATTTTGTGTGAGTCTTGGTACTGTTGCATCATTTCTTCGAAAATTCCCATGATTGATTTATTTATATTTGTTTATTATTTACTAATTAATTTGTTATACAAATATAGTCTAATATTGTTCAAAAGTAAAGTGATTTTAGTATTTATTTTCAAACTATTTTCAGTTATATTAGATAACTTTTTACAAATATAGTCACATAATAAAATTAATGCAACTACTAAATTAATAAAAATAAAAAAAGAGGGTATTTAACCCTCTTTACTTAACTAATTATCAATTATTTAATTAAACGTCTTCTTCTTCAAAAGGATTTTCATTAAAAGATTGTTTAATATTATTAGCATCAAAGTTATCAACATCGTCTTGAGTTAATACATAGTTACCTTCAGCATCTTTACCATCTTCATCATCTTGTCCAGCATCATAAGGTGAATCCTTATGGTCAGCCCAGAAATCAGATAATTTAATATTATAAGGGTAAGAATCCATTGAACGTAATTCTACTTTCTCATCTGGAGTTGGTACTCTTTTTTCTAATTCTTTTTCTAAACCATCAATTTTATCACTGATTTGTCCCATAGATGCTAATTGATTCTCTAACTTATCAACCATACCTAATAATCTTTCGATTTTAGCATTAGCTTCATCAGCACTAGCTTTAGCTTCTTGTGAACCTTTTACTAATTCAGTAACATCTAAGTCAACTGACTCATCATCTGTAGCTTCTGGAGCCATTGCATCGTCAGCTGGTGGCATTGTATCGTCAACTGGTAATTCAGTATCAGCGTTTGCATCTGGATTCATATCTGGAATTGGTGCTCCAGTTTCTAATGATGGGTCTGGCATATCTTCAGGTGCCGCATCTTCAGGTGCTGGTTCATCTACTGGTGCTTCTGGAGTTGCTGGGTCAGTTTCTTCTTCTTCAGCTTCTTCAACAGTAGAACCACCGTATAATAATTCTTTGCCTTCATCTGTAGATTTTTTCAACCCATGTAAATGCATTTCATTTACTGAATCTTTACCATCATAATAGTCATAATTAAGTAATTTATTGAATTTACTTAACTCTTCATTTAATAATTGTTTTTTATCTTTCTTCATAATATCTATTAGATTAATAATTGTCTACCATCTTCAGTAACTATTTTCTTATTAATTTTTTCAACTAATTCTTGAGGTTTACGAATTTTACATTCCTCAGTGTTACAATCATCTTGACTTAAAAACGAATCTAATTTGTTTTCTAAATCTTTATTTTTATCTTCATTCATAACTTAAAATTTTAATTTCTTGATTATTTAATAATAAATATCTGTATTTTATTAAAAAAGACGTTTTATATTGTATATTATTAAACCATCGTTATTAGTCAATAACATTTTATCTTGAAATGTATTCCAGTCAATCCTATGAGATTTATAATCGATATTACCAATGTTATCACTAGTATCTTCAATTATTTTATTAAGTGCATTGATGGTATAGATTGCATTACCTTTCTTATGTATTAATATAGCATTTGGGAATAGGTTTTTAAAATCTATTCTCTTACCATCTTTAATCACAAATTTAAACGTAACTATTACTTTAGATTCATCATCTATATTTTTATAGACAAATACTTTATCTCTCTCTATGGAGAATTTACTTTCTAGGTATCCCAAGAACCAATCTAATCTTTCTGGGAATATAAAAGAAGCTAATAATATATTTTTATTCATTTTCTATGGAGTATAAGTATGGTATGTACTTCACTTGATTATTAAGTGCAGACATATACCCTTTATACTCTATAAGTATCTTACTATCTTCTAAAAAGACATTAATAAAACTCTTTAAATAATTAATTAGTTTGTCAGTATTTCTTCCTATAAACTCTATGATATCTAAATCTATCCCAAATAAGTAATTTGACGAATAAATATAAACCATATTATCATTTTTGAAACCAATGGTTTTTTCTGAATTTTTAATATCGTTAAATATATCAGCTAAATCATCATCCTTAGTTAGGATGAAGTCAATATATTTGTAGGTAACTTTTGATATTAAATTGTTGTGACATTCTTCAATGAAGTAATACAAATCTTCTTCATATAGATTACGTTTCTCAGTTAATGTAAATGTCCATTTAATATTATTAGATAGTCTTCTATCACAGAAATCAGCATCAGGATTAATTTCCTTAACTATCTCCCAACCAATAATTAATGTAGGTAGACTCTCTATAATTTTATCTAGAGAATCTACCACATTAAACTTATCAGGGGATTTAATAATCGATTTTGTTACAATATTACCTATAAACATATTGCAAATATAGTAATAATTTTAAATTAAAACAATGTATATTATTTAATCATTCGCATATCCCCATATATAATTATTGAGTGTTTTCCAAGATGAAGCTTTTGGTGGATTAAAATCACTACCCCATGGTGAATCATTAACTACTTTCATGGTTTTAGAAATGTCATCTTCACTAGTAATTGTTTTTATAGCCTTTAAAATAGTTGAAAAGTTACTTTGTTTAATTGTATCTATCGTTGCTAGTAATCCTTCAGCTCTATCAGCATAATTTTTTACTCCAGCGATATTTGTTGAGTAATATCTAGCACCTATAGCATCTTTTGTTGTATTGAATGGGTTATAAGTAGCTTTAGCCCCTTCATGTTGTCTCCATGCTTTCATAAAATCAAGTTGATACTTGTTTGGTGAAGGAATATCTAAACCTTTTAAAACATCTTCTAAAAAAGCGATAGTATAACTTAAACCTTTATCCACAAATCCACCTTTAGATGCTGCAAAATTATTAGCAGCAGCAATAGCTTCTGGACTACCAATTGGTCCACCTAGGTTAGGTGAACGTCTATTACTACCACTTGACGTAATAGAACCACCACCATTAGAACCAGAATTACTAACATCACCTACTAACGTCATTAATACATCGGAAGCGGTTAATAAAGGTGTTTTAGTTTTTTTAACTCTAACCCCTTTAAATGTTGTAGTCATACCATTAGCTTTAATATTATGACTAACATTAATAATTAGATATAATCCTCTGAACATTGGTATGTTATTCAATTGGAAATACATCATTGGTTGTATTAAAGCACAACCTAACATCTCAACTTCACAAGAATAAGACCTTCTTTGGTAAACATTGAATAAATTCTGTCCAACCATTACATTATTCATTTTATCACCACCTTGTGAGATATCATCAATAATTTCTAATGATTCAGCTGTTTCAGCAAATTCACTTTGGTCTAACTTAATATCTCTAAAGTAATTTTGGTTTTGTTGACCATAATTCACAGTGAATACTGGTAAGTTAGTTTCATACGGTGTTAATGCTTTTTTATTATTTAAATCTTCTGGTAGAGTACTTGGAACAAGATTACCATCTTTATCCATTATTATAAAAATACCATCATCAGCATAATTAGAATTATCACCTAAATCTAAGTTAGATGATGATTGACCAGCATATACACATACAAATGATGGTCCACTAACTATAGTATCATTCCATGGGTATGGTTCAAATATGTCAGCTAAATCTTTAGGTTCATTAAAATTAACAAACGTTGGTAATGGTATAAAGTTGAAGTTGTTATCACTTAGTACTTTATTAGCAATATCAAAGAATGAAGCATTTTTATTTTTAGTAATTAGATTATAGAATACTTGTGGATTCATATAAAATTCATCACCTATATCATTAAAAGACCTATCCAAAAATCTAAAACTATCAATTAATCTAGTATTTGTTTTACCATTTCGTTCATGTTTAGCTATAGCTAAATCACTATCATTAATATTACATTGAGCAAACATGTCACCTTTAAGACCACCAATCCATTTTTGGTAGATTGACA